CTGGTTCCGTTTCCGGCTCAGGCGCAGGTTCAGGTTCTGGTTCAGGTTCAGGCGCAGGTTCGGTTTCCGGCTGTTCTTCATCAACTTCAGGCTCTGGCTCGGGTTCTGGTTCTGGCTCAGGTTCGGGTTCTGGTTCCGGCTCAGGTTCGGGTTCCGGTTCTGGTTCTGGCTCAGGTTCGGGTTGAGCCTCTACAAAATCATCGATATCTACTACTCGTGAAGTATCTCCTGAGCTTAACCAATCATCTAATTCAGTTTCGGCGTAATATACGGGGCGTCCGTACTCATCAAACTCGCCAAATTCAGTACCACCCGACAAGAGTCCTTGCTCTCGCATATAGTCTGTAATTTCTTGGTCTGATGCACCTGATTCTTGTAGTGCAGATATAGCTTCGGCTTGTTCCTGAGATATCGCTTTATACCTACCGTCTTGCAGGACAACGAAATAGCTATCTTCATCTTGGTTTATCGTGTAGGCAGAATCGGGATTAGCCCATCGGCCTGTGTTTTCCCACTCGTAAACAAACTCACCTACTTCTGGTTGTGCACGATTATCTAGATAATCTTGAATCTGCTCATCGGTGTATCCAGCACGCTCCATGTACTCCCGAGCTTGCTCGTCGGTGTATCTATCATAAGTGCTAGTGTCTAATGCATCTGTTAAGTTGCCCGGCTGAGGGTCGTCATCAGGTGGTAACAAGCTACCGTATTCTTCATACCACGCATCGTAACCGCCAGCTTCTTGTATCTGCCTAGCAATCTCCGATAGATCTTCGTCACTAGCCCCTTCAATTAATCTTCTAAGGGAGTCATAAGTGCTATTAGACATACCAGCGATTTCAACTGAGTCACCACCCAGTGCAATATCGCGTAGAACATCTAATATGGTTTCTTGAGAAAAAGGACTAGCACTAACAGCTTCTTCGCCAGACTCTAAGAATTCTTCGTAGGTTTCGTACCCTGTACTTGCCGCGTAGTATGTGTTCCAGCAACCCTCTATTATTTCACCAAGTTTTGTTCGTTCAGCGGGAGAAAGTCTTGATGAAGTATTACCAGTTAAAAAGTCTTCTATGACACCAAAATTAGTAGAGCTTTGTTTCAACCAATCAACAAATGCGGCATTAAAACCTGCCGAACCCATAGCGATAGCCAAGTCTTCAGGATTTACTTCTCCGGTAAGTATTAATTGGTTCATTGTTGAAACGACGGCGGCAGAAGAAATGCTGGCACCTATAGCGCCCATTCCAAATGTCCCCCCCGCCGTCACCGGAGTAGAAAAAGCGGCGGCTAATTCTGGCCCTACTATGAAAGACAGACCAACAACAACAGCTAACTGCCCCCATTGATCACCGGTCATATAGTCTACAACTTCAAAAACTTCTACTGGATAGCCACCATTAAAAGCAAAGTAATCTCCGTCTCCGTTTCTGATAAGATCATTTAGACCATATAACTCATTTAGCTCTTGATAAGATCCGTTACCGACCATCCCAAGAAATTGACTTCTACGAGTGTCTGACTGAAAAGCCATCCAATCGTCATATGCTTGACCACGCAGAGAATCGGGATTATCTATATCCTCTTCGCGCTCCAACATCATTGCTTGGTAGTCGCCATCCCAAATATTTCGCGCCCAATCATCAAAACCAGTGTTAACTTCCCACCACTTAAAGGTTTCTGGATCTTCTTGTTGGAGGTCGTACATCTGATCCATGTAATCGATAAAGTTATCGACGGAACCAAATATCTGAGAGTATTCTCTGCGGCTGTTGTACAGGTCTGTAAGGCCAGCGTGACCTGTTACTGTATTAAGTTGTACGGCATCCCAGACATTTCTAGAGTTTCCACTCGGACCTAGATCATACGATTCTCTTACATACGTATAAGTTCTTTCTTCAGGCGCTGGTTCAGGCTGTGGCGCTGGTTCCGGTGCAGGAGTCTGGTTCTGCTCTTCGGGTAGATTGCCGTCTTCGCCAATATTCTGTCTAGGCATTGCTGTTCCTTACACGTTACTTACGAACGTCACATCAATTGACGCGGCTGGAATACCGGGATGCGGCGACGAAGCTGTTTCTGTATGCAAGTTTACGTCAGTATCATCAGTCGCCCAGTAAATCTCTAAGTAGTCATTGGCTTCTAGACTGCACATAAACTCCCAGTTTACCGCTTCGTAGTCGTTACCTTTTATATGGAATTGGTGTCCTGAATAAGACACCGAACTACCGTTTTTCTCTTCGTAAATCGTTATTTGAGCATCACTCGCGTTGTTGTGCTCTAACTGCAACGTCACGTTAAACTGATACACGCCCGTGTTTGCTACATTAATACGGCTGTTGTTAGATAGCGTTACACCACTGTTCAAATTAGTGGTGTTGAACGTAACCGCATAGCCTGTGTTCACAACAGCGGCAGACTGATCTTGAGTGCTATAAAACGAACCGACAGGTTTGTATAGAAACTTACCGCCGTTATCTGTGCTGATCAGGTTGTCAAAGGCATTAACTAGGCGTGTAAAAAACAACCGCAGAACATTACTGTTCTGATCCATAAACGGGCGGTCATATATCTCAGGTGCAAGAGGTAAGGCTGGGGGAGCTGGGCGCTCTAACTCGTTTGCCACTAGCGCCTCCCGTCAGGCCGCAAATCAATCCTAGGTGAACCTAACTGCCACTTCACTCCTACATCTTCAGACTCGATCTTTATTGACATCTGCCGTCCCCGGACACGCGTGTTCACTTGTCCTGTAAACTTCTCAATAGGTAACGTAGCGGTACGTGTCACAGTGCCGGAGCTATTGCCCCCCTGTGAATTCGGCGTAGTGTACCCTGCACCCGAGTTAGTCAGTGGTAAAAGACTCATAGTGGCAGAGGGAGAATCAATGGTAGACCCGTCGAACGTCATATCCGGCATGACGCGCCAGACAAAAGCAAATCGATCACCATCCTCGATATCAAACTGACCCGAAGTAATCGTTGCTGTAATAGCAATGGTGGTGTCCGATTCTTTGTCGTCCACACCAATTTCATGGTCTACAAGGTTGTTACTGTACGTTGCCGCGATAGGAAAGTTTCTTGTACCAGAGTCTAACCACGCACTGCGTGCCATATTGCCGTAGTACCAAGTCTTTTCTAGATAGTTGTAGATAACGTAGCGATCAACAGTCGTATTGTTTTCTGAGCAGTAGAACCACCAGACTTCGTGGAAGGCTTCATTAGTACCAGCAAAAACTTGGTCTATCTGGCTGTAGTTAAAGTCTTCAAAGACATACCGACGCACTGCACAAGGTAATGTTTGTGCTCGTCCATCATAGGCATAGAACTTGTCTTTACCCATCCAGAAAGCGGCACCTGAAGAGAACGCCACAGCGTTTTGAGACGCGATAGATATGTTGTCGCCTACCAACTGTGTAGACCATACGATCGGAGCACCTTGGTATTGGAACGAATAAAGTGACGAATCGGTCCACACCAGTATCTCTTGGCGCGACTGCTTTGCGGTAATGATTTCAGAGCCGCGGGATAACCGGATAGACCCCGCTTGGTTTGTTGATGCGGGGGACCAATTAGCAGGATCTTCTTGGTCAGACCATCTGACCAGCATGGGATCAAAAGTTCCAGAGCCTTGCAGATTTACACCGAAACAAAAGACAAATCGGCTGACGTCAGATACGAGAATAAAATTCTGCTTGGTGGGCACGTCGGACGCACTGCCGGAGAACTTAGCGCTTAACTCCAATGCTCTAGTAGAGGTACCGTTAGTAACATCCCAGTAGTATATTTCCCCACCGCGAGGTCCAAAAATTAAGTCTTCACCGAAGTTAGACTGACTCCACAACCGTAACTGTTTGTCAGAAGTGCCTCCAGTACCCCATACACCAGAACTCCACGTACCAGCACTCCAACCAGTCAGTGGTATCTGGATGTCCTCGCCCGTGTAAATCTCGTAAGCACCGACTACCGAGGTACCGCCATTCCCCGTATCGCTGGCGTTAGCAGTAACCGTAGCACCAGTCGTATCTTTAGCAGTTATGGTGTAAGTATTTACCGTAGGGACTGTCTGTACTTCGTAGTTTTGATTGAGTACATCAGCCGTTATGTTACCACCAAGTGTTACCGCGCCACTAAAAGTAACAAAATTACCCTCTAGTGCGGCATGAGAATTGTCGGTAACAGTAATAGTAGAGCTACCGTCTGTCGCAGAAAACGTCACGTCTCCAGCCGCGGTATTATTCCGAATCGGCGTAATATCGTAATATTCGCCGCCTTCTTCTATATAGAACTTTAGGTGTGTGCCAAGGCCAACTAAGTTAACTTCGCCGAGGGTAATGAAGTTGGATATAGAACGAGCGACACCTAAGAACGTATTAGTAGATATACGCTCCCAACCACCAATCTTTTCGGGGTAGCCCTGCCTAAAACGAACTTTATCGCAGTCATACCAACCGTTCTCGTTAGTGTATCGGGTTACTTCACGGTTAATACCCGGCTTGAAAACCAGCTTTTTTAGAGCCATAGCGCACCTACATAGTGTCGCCGAATACAGATGGCAACGTCGTTACTTGTATTGATACGCTCTCTTTAAGGTTCAGAGGTTGACCACAATCTGAACAAGTGTCGGCTTCTAGCTCTGCTTCGTCAAGGTCATACTCGCAGTTTGCACAGACAACTTCTATTGTGTGCGTAGGCTCAACATCCCCATTCGCATTGGTATTGGCATCTACAGTGTTACGCATATCCTTCTCCATAACGTCCAGTACGTATCATATCAGTAACTTCAATCGCTCGGTCACCGACTTGCGTTGCCCAACGAGAATCTAAAAACTCATCTGCCGCTTGGTCGTAGTCTCCTACAGCCATTGCCGCCATCGCGTTCTTAAATCCTAGCAAGCGTGTCATACCTAGATTAAAACACAAATTTATGAGCGCATCTTGTCGTACAGGGTCTATATCTATAAACCAAGACAATCCGATAAGCTCTTGTTTGCACCGCTTAATGTCATTTTCCAACAAGTAATCGATCTCGTCGTCTGATAATCCCAAGCCAGATTCGGCAATGTTTCTACCAACTCCAATAGTTTCGTATCCTGCTGGGCACAGATAGACGTGACTTCGCACGCCTTCGTGACGTCGTAGTTGTTTTACTAGTTTACTCATGGTTCCCCGCTTGTTTTAGTTGTGGTCGCCACCCCGGACCAACGACGTGGCGTATTGTGTATCCTTCTTCAGCCAACCCAATTATTCTGAGTTTGCGGTATAGCGCTGGTAAGCGGTTCCAATCTTTTACTTCCCACTCTGCACGCCCACACCCTCGGCACCGATCATCCCCAAACTGACGTGTCGTGCACCAGCCGATACAAGGGCTGTCAACTACTGAATTGACCTCTCCATCTAAAAGCATATTCGCTCACTTGTTTGTTTTTTGAGACGCTCCGAAATAGAAGCTAACTACGGCGGACACAATGCCACCAAGATATCCTAGGACAAGATTTACAATTCCGTCATCAGCAGGAGGGTCCAGAGTAACGGCAAAGACATAAGAACCAAACAGAGCCACACTGATAAGAGCGATGGCACGGGCCGTCCAGTCTTCCTTAAAGGCATCTCGTGCGTGCTGTTTGTCTTGGGCTTCCAACGCGAAGATGTCAACGTCTAACTCCTTCATACGAGCTTCAAAGTTAAGCTCTGCTTTTTTGATTTCTGCGATCTGCTCCGGTGTTGCTTGTTGAAGCGCACGCTCAAGTTTTTGTGGTGTGGGGTCGCATCCTAACACTTCTGCCAGCATTGTAGCCGCCGCACCGCCAACTGGACCGCCTAAAGCGGAACCTAAAGTAGGGGCTAAACCCCCTATAACACCTTTAATTTTATCAAAGTTCATTCTTTGCCGTCCTGTTGATAAAGTGATTCGATTGTGCCGATGCGGATAGTGAGATCATGCACCTCGTTCTGTATTTCACGTAGCTCTTGGACGTTAAGGTGCAATCCTTCGATCATCATGTCTTGACGTGCGTCATCAGGAAGAGAGCCGAGTTCGCCACGAGGCCAGAGTATTCTGAACTCAGTGTTTCGTTCAATCTCCATCTGAGACTTGTCGAGCGAATGCTCTAAGGTATTTAGGCGTTCTTGAATGCCAAAGTAGGCCATGGTTGCTATAGCGGTAGCCGCTACCATAGCGATAAGATTACGAATAGGGATGGTTACATCAGTTGATTCGTTAATATTCATAGCCGCCCCCAATATCAATTATGAGATTGCGATTCGGCTTCTTGCTCTTCCCAAAGCACACAATAGTAGTGTGTAACTTCTTCCCCTAAACAAATCATGTTGCCATAAAGGGGCGTACAATTCTCTTCAACTATTGTGTAGTAATCCCAATCTAAACACTTACCTCGATCAACCGTCGTACAACTTATGAGGGTGCAGAGAAACGCTATTGCCAGTAATAGAAATGCGGTCCTTAAAAATTTACCGCAGGTACTCAATGAGAGCTACCGCCAAAGCTACGACACTTCCTGTCATACCAAAGCCTTGGAGCATCAATTTTTCGAGCCTATCGAACCGAGAATTCTGTTGGTCTAGTTGCCGTTGTATAGCCTCGTACCTAACAGAACACTCTTTTTCGTGGGCTTCTAACTTTAGTAGTGCCTCTTCTGCAACGTTCATCTCAACTACTCACCGACGATTACCGTTATCTACATTCTAGCTACGCAAAAACAGCGTTGCAAACAGTTTGCACATTTGACGGCTCTGATGTCCAGTCGTCACCAGAATGAATAACATGACGTTGGTAGTTTTGCGAAATGACTTCTCCGTCTTCAGATACTGTGACTGTAGTTCGTACTTGCACGATTTTAATTGGGTTGTTGTCTGCATCACGCCCATTGACAACTTCTATTTTATCTGCGCTGGTTGATTTAGTTAATGCCATTACTTGCTCCCATTAAGCGGCCATATAAGAAATTTGAAGGAATAAATAAGGTTGGGATCCTGATAAATCACTTACTAGCATAAACTCTGGCTGTCCTGTTGACGCTCCAGTATTTGCCCTAAAGGTAATAATTGTACTGTTGTGGGTAAGCGTAGGTATCCATGAACCTGAATTAGTTGCATCCGGGTTAGATACTGCACCCACATAAACTTTTCCGGGAATTAATGCAAAGTTAGTATTGTCTACAGCGGTAAAAGGTAGGTTACGAAGTCTAACACTATTACCGGAAGTCATACCTGATTCATCAATTTGGTTAAGCATTACTTCTACAAAAACTTGACTACCAACCTTACGATACCTTCCGCTAGAGTTACCAAAAGTAGCTTGATTGCCACCAGTATCTGCATCGGCAAGTTGAGGATTAAACGTACCTTCCTCGTAATCGTCGAGCTTGTTAACCGCCGCATTAGGATCAAAATAAACTCCGCCCGACAAGTAAAGATCTTTCCATCTAGAGCTAGATCCGCCTAAATCTACTGTACCGTTGCTGGGTTGCCCCGATCCTAGTCCAGCAACCTGTGCCGGATTAACAGTGGAGCTAGTAAGCACAATGCCCGATCCGCTGGGGCTGTACATATAGGCTACATTATCTCTAATCCCTACTAGCCCTCTAATAGTAGTGCCTTCTGAAAGGCGTATCATCTCACCTTGATTAGTAGTTCGACTAAGTGATAGAGGTCTAGTACTATCCGCTGTTATGGAGGTAACACCTCCAACATCAAGTGCGCCACTAATACTAGAGATCCCCTCCTCTACGTTAGTTCCGTCGCAAAACAACAACGCATTCCTACCGTCAGGCACAACAATGCCTGTACCAGAAGATGTTTTGACAGTGATGTCTTCTCCAGTACCGTTCTCAACGATATAAACCTTAGAGGCCGCGGGGCAAATGACAGTGCCTGCACCAGTAAGCGCCGATCCAGTGTCAGTCAGCGACAGAATTGCCGCACGAGATTCCGATGTGGTGCCGTCAGCGGTAGTTAGAGTGTGTGAGTTAGTAGTCCATGTGTTGATAACTTTTCGACCCGCGATGGCTTCTTCTACCATCGACGTGATATTGTCGTTTACGACATCGCCCCAAGTACCACTTAGCTCTCCTTGAACAGGAAGTGCTAGTTTAAGTATATCGGTGTACTGTGTTGCCATTCTTTTGTCCTCAAGCGGCTATTTCGTCCCAATTAGGTGTTTGCGCTGTACCTACATCTTCCCATGAAGAAGTTTGTGTGTCATCAATATCTTGCCAGTCTGGAGACTGATTTGTAGGTACGTCTGTCCAATCTGGTGTTTGTCCATCATTTACTGCTTGCCAATCTGGTGTTTGATCAGTGGGTACTTGACCCCATACAAGCACGTTGCCGATTCTACCGACCGCTTGTACACCGATTACTGCTATTGGCGTACTGACAGTTACTGTACCTAAACTTCCGGTACTTTCAACTCCTGTTACTTCTTCTACGATACCAACGGCGATTGATACGGTGCCGACCTCGCCCGTAGCTGATACGCCGGTTACGTCTATGTCTGCATTAGCGGCAACGGTAACAGTGCCTACAGCACCGGTAGCTTCAAGTCCTGAAGTGGAAATATTGGCATCGCCAACGACAGTAGCAGAGCCAATCTCGCCTGTAGCAGATACTCCGGTAGCAACTACAATAGCCTCAGCAACTACCGTAACAATACCGACTTCACCTGTAGCTTCTACTCCAGTTACAGAGACGTTAGCATCGGCGGCAACGGTGACAGTACCTATCGCGCCGGTAGCTTGAAGACCGGATGGGGATACGTTTGCATCGCCAGTAACTGTAACTGAACCAACAGCACCTGTAGCTTCTAATCCAGATGGGGATACATCAGCACCAGCAACTACCGTAACAGTACCGACTTCACCTGTAGCTTCTACTCCAGTTACAGAGACATTGGCGTCGGAGTTAACAGTGACAGTACCTACAGCACCGGTAGCTTGAAGGCCGGATGGGGATACATTAGCGTCTGCTGTGATTGAGGCGTCACCTACCTCACCAGTGCCTGCCAGTGCGGGGTCACCAAACCCACCCCATAACTGATCACCCCAAGCGTCTACACCCCAACCTGTAGCACCAACTACTACAGTTGTGCCGAACTGAACATCGACTGAACCAACAGCACCGGAAGCGGATACGCCGGTTACGTCTATATCGGCGTCAGAATTAACAGTAACAGAACCAACAGCACCGGTAGCGGCTACACCCGTCTCAACAACAACGGCATCGCCAGTAACTGTGACCGAGCCAATAGACCCAGTTGCAGATAAGCCAGATGGTGCTACAACCGCACCAGCAGATACAGTGACAGACCCAACAGATCCAGTAGCCGATACGCCGGTTACATCGACGTCAGCATTGGAATTAACAGTGACTGATCCAACAGCACCGGTAGCGGATACACCTGTTTCAACAACGATGGCGTCACCAATAACGGTGACAGACCCAATAGACCCAGTAGCCGCAATACCCGACGGAGACACATCTGCACCGGCAAACACGGTGACAGATCCTTCGGATACGGTAGCCGATACGCCGGTTACATTAACATCAGCATTGGAGTTAACAGTAACCGAACCAACGGCACCGGTAGCGGCTAGTGCGGGATCACCAAACCCACCCCACGCTTGATCTCCCCAAGCACCGGCATTCCAGCTTGTCGCACCTACTTTTACATTTACGTCAGTAACTACCGTAGTAGACCCGACAGACCCGGTAGCTGATACGCCGGTTACGTCTATATTAGCGTTAGAGTTAATAGTAACGGTGCCTATCGCACCGGTAGCTTCTACACCAGTCTCGACAACAACGGCATCGCCGGTAACGGTAACCGACCCAACCGAACCAGTTGCAGATAAGCCAGATGGGGATACATCTGCGCCCGCAGATACAGTGACAGAGCCTTCGGATACAGTAGCTGATACGCCGGTTACATCGACGTCAGCATTGGAACTAACAGTGACTGTACCAACAGCACCGGTCGCAGAAATGCCGGTTACGCTCGTATTAGCATCGCCAGTGACCGTAACAGACCCAATAGACCCAGTAGCCGCAATGCCTGACGGAGTTACATTAGCCTCGCCAGTGACCGTAACTGAACCAACTGATCCCGATGCAGAAAGCCCTGTGATGGATACGTTAGCGTCAGAGTTGACAGTAACCGAACCAATCGAACCAGTAGCTTCTAAACCAGATTCAACAACGACAGCGTCACCGGTAACAGTGACAGAACCAACAGCACCGGTAGCTTCAAGACCAGATTCAACGACAACAGCATTACCGGTAACGGTGACATCCGCACCGAAATCGGTCAGTTGTCCTCCGCTGTAATATCTTAAGTCGGAAACAATGTTGCCAGACCACGCAGTTAAGGCTTGGTATTGAGTAGCTCCGCCATCCGTAACACTCTTACCGCCCGCTACAGCACTGTGACCTGACCCCCAACCACCGGGGTTTGTACCACCCCATACGGGAAAGGCTTCACCTGCTTCTGTATCTATAACTAGACGCTGGTCAATCCAAAGACGTATGCGCCCATTACCTACTCCAGAACCACTACGTATTTCAAACGCAACGGTATGCGTGTTCCCGTCGAATTCTGGAATGTCTGATATGGCGACATTCTGTAGGGCAATACTTGCAGGAGTGTTGTCTTGTACGAGTACACTGCCATTTCTAGCCCTAAATCGTAGGTAGTAAGTATTAGATATCTTAGAGACACCTAACCAAGAACCGACACTTTCTCCACCGTGCTCCCATAGCGTTTGCGTATAAGTAAACGAGGAAGGAAGCTGAGCTTCACCAGCAAAAACAATGCTATTAACACGGTCAGTAAATGTTCCGTTTACTTCACCTTCAGGTAGGACTCCAGATAGAGTTAGACCGTATTCAGGACTAAAGTTAGTGGCGGCTTGCACACCACTTAGTGTTGCATTGGAGTCAGCAACTATAGATACTGAACCAATCTCTCCAGTGCTCTCCAGTGCAGGATCACCAAGACCACCCCATAACTGATCGCCCCACGCATCTACACCCCAACCTGTAGTGCCAGCAAACGCAGTTACACCTGTAGCCGTAGTAACAGAACCTACAGAACCAGTAGCAGAAACCCCTGTGGGAGTGACTATTACAGACGTGCCTGTGTCTACAGTAACGGTGCCTATATCACCAGTAGCAGACTCTCCTGTTACAGTTGCATTAGCGCCAGCATTGGCGGTGACGGAACCGACAGATCCAGTAGCGGAGACACCTGTTTCAACAACAATAGCGTCACCAGTGACAGTAACAGAGCCTACAGAGCCTGTAGCAGATATCCCAGATGGAGATACGTCGGCACCGGCAAATACGGTAACAGAGCCTTCAGATACGGTAGCTGATAGCCCAGTTACGCTTACATTAGCGTCGGAATTAACAGTAACAGTGCCTACAGCACCGGTAGCGGATACGCCCGTTTCTATAACTAATGCATCACCAGTAACGGTGACGGAGCCAACAGCGCCGGTAGCAAACAATCCGGTTTCTACAACAACGGCATCACCAGTAACTGTGACTGAACCAACAGCACCTGTAGCGGAAACACCTGTTTCTACAACTAACGCATCGCCAGTAACTGTGACAGAACCGACAGAGCCAGTGGCAGATACACCGGTTACACTTATATTAGCGCCGGAATTAACAGTAACAGTACCTACAGCGCCGGTAGCGGATAGCCCCGATGGAGATACATTAGCTTCGCCGGTAACCGTGACAGAGCCGACAGCGCCGGTAGCGGATACTCCTGTTTCTAT